GTTCCGGCATACAACTCACCGTTGGCGGTGGTGGATGGGCCGGTGGGAATACAGCCCACATCAACCTCATCAACGAGAACCCCGTATCGTACTACCAAAACGGTGGAGTAGCCGCTAACACTTTGTTCGCACCGGCTTGCCTACAGATGCAAGGCCCGTACAGTCAAGGTGTGTATTTCAGTAATGCACCTCAACCCCTTGGGCAAGCCACTGCTGTCATATACGTTGCTAATCCATTCGTAGCGGGCAACCCTACTCCTGAGGACGTTACTGTCATCCGCGTGGCTTACGCTGGGCAACTGGACTTGTCACCGTCACTAGGCCGCTGGTCAGTCGATGGCGACTTCCAATGCAACACGTATTGGACAAACGTAGGAGGCACTATCTACGAAGGCGCAAGTGGCACGTTCGTTAGTCAGGACAGTAAGACAGTGACCGTACACAACGGACTTATAACAGGCATCGTGTAACAAACCAAGGGGCAGAACATCGCCCCGCAATTTTAGAAAGGCATCATGGTAACGGACAGACTGTTAGAGGAGAGCGATCTTTCCTTGCTAGAGCTGAGCTTGTCTCAGGATGAGTATCATAGCGAGACAGGACCAGAGTTCTTCATTGAACCCGGCACAGCCACAAAAGTCTACGAAGACGAGAGCGGGCCAATTCTTTTCGTCAAAGGAACCCCGGCGCTCAGGATCGACATTCAGTTCCTAGACAACAATGATGCACGAAGAAACATCAAGTGCATGACAGAGGGCTTCCCGCCACTCGCTGCGAAGGCGCGAGAGAACGGGTTCAAGGAAGTCATCTTCAACACGAGCAACCCACTGCTCAAAGCTTTCTGCATCAAACGCTTCGGTTTTGTCGAGAGCGAAGGCGAACTAAGGAAGTTCATCTAATGAAAATTTACACACGACTTGACTACATCTGGGACGGACACCAGTACAAGCTTGACACCTTCGACGCTTTCGAGTACACTGGAACAGTCGAACTCCTTTGTGGGGCTACCTCGGCACAGAACAATGTGCAGGCACAGCAGGCGACCGCTTACCAGCAGATGACACAGCAGGCCAGCCAAGTCTTCGGCAACGCCTCCAGCGTCTTCAACCAACTTCAGAGCACCTTCGCTCCGACTGTGGCCGCAGGGCCAAGTCAGCAGGGCTTCAGCGCGGGCGAGGTATCAGACCTCAACTCTCAGGCCATCACCCAGAACGGTCGAGCTTATACGAACGCCAAGGAAGCGGCAGGCGAGGCAGAGGCAGCGCAGGGCGGCGGTAACAACGCGGCTCTCCAGAGTGGAACTAACGCAGGAGTCAACGCGAACATCGCGGTCTCCAGCGCAAACAATACGGCCAACGAACTCGGACAGATCACAGAGAACAACTATGCGACTGGCCGACAGAACTACCAAGCAGCGGTCCAAGGACTAGCGGGCGCTGACCAAGCGTTCAACCCGGCGACTTCGGCGGGCAGCGCGGCGACGGGTGCGGGTGCGGCGAGTGCTAGTACTGCCAACCAGATTGCAACGCAGAACAACTCGTGGATGCAGGCGGTCAGTGGTGCTCTCGGCGGTGTAGCAGGCAGCCTTGTAAGCGGCGGTCTAGGTAGTCTTATGGGCAGCGGCGGCAGCAGCCCAGCCTCGGGTGGGTTTACCGGTGAAGGTGTAGCCGACTCCCTGTCGGGTGGCAACTGGATGACAGCGGGCAGCGCGGCGGCACCGTCAGTGAACGTATCCAGCATGGGTAGCTCCGTGCCGACATTCTAAGAAAGGTATCATGAGCCAGCCTAACGGACAGAACGACCAGCAGCAGCCTATCCCAGCTCCTAACCAGAACTGGACAGGTGACAACACACAGGCCCCGGCACCCAATCAGGCAGCTACCCTCCCTGACGCCGGGGACGCAACCTCAGTAAACGCCTCAGGCGCGTCCGATACCCCCGGAACACCCAACCCTACCTCCCAGACCCCTCAGGGGCAAGGAAGTGGCAATGCGGGCCAGCAACCGGCATCTCAGGATCAGGGTGGACCCCAAGTGGGACCGAACACCCCTCCTGCGGATAAATCCGGTTCCTCTCAGGGCCTTCCGGCCAACGATCCGAACAACCCAGCTACCCACCCCCTAGTCAAGGCAGGCGGGATCATCCACTCGATTGCTCAGGCACTCGGCGGCGGTCCGCGTATCCAGACGACGTTTGACCCGAACACCGGAAAGCGTATCGATACGCCAGTCCAGATGTCGAACGGCCAGATCGGGAAAGCCATCGCTATCGCGGCTCTTACCGGCGCACTCAGCGGCCTAGGCGAAAAGGGACCGGGTGCAGAGGGTCGCGCAGCGGCGGGCGGTGCTCAGCAGGTCATGGCACAGCGTCAGCAGCAGGATGCCCAGCAGCAGGCTCAGGCAGCTCAGGATCAGGCACGTCAGGCTCAGGTCACCCAGACCAACTTCCAGACACATCAGAACGCACTACGCACGTCGGTCATGGAGCAGCAGTATCATCAGCAGCTCTCGGATGTCGCCAAGCCAATCCTTGAAAATGTAAATGCAGTCGGCGCGGCACTAGAATCCGGCGTTCACGAAAGTGACCTTCTGTCCAAGTACCATGTGACGAAGGATATGGCGATCCCTGACGGTGTGGTTCAGGTAGGCAAGAACCCAGACGGCAGTGACCACTACGAGAATACTTACACCGTCATCGATCCTCAAAAGAAGATCGAGCTTCCACAGCAGACGGCCAAGCTTCTCGCGGATATGCGTATCCCCGGCTACTTCACTCTGGACGACAAGGGCAACGCAGTGCCGAAGAACTTCACGGGCAGCGCCGGTATCAAGGCGGGTCTCGTTGTTGGCGGTATGGCGATTGCTCAGGGCTACCAGATCACAGAGAATCAGATCAACAAGCAGTTCGCACAGTTGAAGGGCGGGGACGCTGAGGCAACTCAGTTCGATGCAAACCTTCGCCAGTCACTCGCATCAGGTGATATCACTCCTACCGGATTGAAGATCATCGGCCAGTACTCGAACGTCCCGTTCGACAAGGCTGTGGACATGATGGAGAAGAACAAGGTTGATCCTAACGTCATCGCACAGTACCGCAACCTTATCCCGCAGGATGCCTTCAAGCAATCCGCTGATAAGACGGCGGCAGATGAGGCAGTCCGTAAGGCTCAAGCAGCGGTAACCGAGAAGGCAGCAGTCCTTCCTCTTGAGGAAGCTTCGAAGCGTCGTGAAGAGCAGACCGCAGCGTACATCAAGTCAGCTTCCGTCTACAAGGACGAGGCAAGCCGTACGCAGGCATCTATTGACACGAATGTCAAGAACGGGATTCCTGCAAAGGGTAAGGCTTCGGGTTCGGATGCTATCGACAACCTGACCCACCCAGAGCTTGCATCGACGATCACTGATGCGAACTACAAGAACCCTGATGGTGTAAACCATGCGTTCTTGGATGCGTTGGCGAAAATCGATCCAGAGCGTGCGAAGTACATTCAGGCGATTGCATCTGGTAAGGACATCCAGAGCTTGTATGCCGGTGCGAAGAAGTTCGGCGGAAGTATCAACGCCGATGTTCACGCATACGATCCAAGCTTCAACATGACCGACATGAACTCTTACGCCAAGACCGCACAGGAGTACGCGGGCGTCGGCAAGGGAGCAAAGACTAGCGCAGCAGCCTCGACGTACCTTGAGCACTTGGGACGTACGTGGGACGCATACCACGCTAACCCACTTGCAGCCGTCAACGGCTACAGCGGTGCTTACAACACGATGGCGAACAAGGCCGGTGAAGAGTCAGCCTCTTTCTACGCGAACGGTAACAAACCGGGCGAGGCAGAACTTGCGCACTCCCATCACGACTTCTTCCCAGTTGGCGACGACGGTAAGACTCAGAGTGCTACGAAGGCATTGCTCACCGTGCCGGACAGCATGAAGACCTCAGCCCGCGCAGCACTGGATAAGATCGAAGAGAACTACCGTCAGTACGACGGCTCTTTGCCAAAGATGATCGAGCGTAAGAAGCCAGTCTCAGTCGATGCCGCTCAGCAGTACAAGCGTGTGACGGGTGAAGACATACCGGACTACCTCGTCGATCACAAGACGTTCTCTCGTGGCGGCTATGGGCAGAACTCAGGCCAGCCAGCACGCCAGCTACCTGATGGCGCTAAGGCTATCCGCGATGCGCAGAAGAACGTCGTGGGCTATCAGCTCAACGGCGCGAACACGCTCTTCTAAGGAAAGGTAATACATGAGTCAGCCAAACGGCCAGCAGCTTCCTGCTGGATACACAGTCGATGACTCCCCGGCACCGGCCTCTTCACAGGGGTCGGCTTTGCCACAGGGATATACAGTTGACGACGCACCACATGACGCACAGCAGGCCCCGGCTATCCACGTAGGTGGAATCGATCCTAACGCGCCTTGGTATGACCGCATCGGTCAGGGTGTGCAGGACTTGACTAGCCGCGCAGAAGCAGTTGGCAACGGCATGGGCCAAGGACTCACGAGCACCCTTCAGGGCGCAGCATCAATCGCCAATAAGGTTGGACAGCATACTGTCGGTCACGATATTGTGCCGAAGACTGTTACAGATTCATTGAACGAGGGACAGCAGCGCCTTCAGGAGCAGAACCGCGAGAACCCCGGTCTCAACGAGATGGGCTATGGCGGAGAAACCCTCATGGAGTTCCTTGGCGGCGAAGCAGCCTTCAAGGGCCTAGCGATGGGCGACAAGCTCCAGAAGATGTCGCAGGTCTTCAAAGTCATCGAGCAGTCACCCCGACTAATGAACGCTCTCAAACTGGGCACCGCAGGCATGAAGGCAGCAGCAGAGCTTTCTCCTGAGGAAGCACAGCTCGTTCAGCAGTACCCCAAAATAGCAAAGCTCATCGGCATTGGTTCTGAGGCGTTACGCGCAGGCACAGTGCAGGGAGCGCAGACGTTCGACCGAACTGGGGGAGACCTTGGAGCAGCCGCGAAGTCTGGTGCAGAGATGGCCGGTACCGCAGGCGTACTCGGTACGGTGGGTGCAGGACTGGGAGCAGGGGCGAAGGCAGTCGGAAAAGCTATTGGCAAGGTTGGTGAAACCGCAGGAGACCTCGCGGACGCAACCAACGCAGCGCCGGACAGCCTCACAGTAGGCCAGCGCATTCAGGGTGCATTGCAGAATGCGAAGGACAAGCTCCACGCGAACTACGAGACTGGTATTCAGGACTTGCAAGGGCGACTAGGAGACGCAACAGCTCCCGCCGACGAGACCTCGCCAATCGCGCAGAAGGCCAAAGAACTTCTTCAAGACCCGGACCCAGAGGATCACCCTCTGACCACGGGCGCTAAGGAAGTCTCAGGCGAGAAGCTTTCACCTAAGACTCGCGCTCTACTTGAGATGGCAGCCAGCGGTAAGGCACCCGTCACGGAAGAGGCTGAAGAGGCCGCCGCAGAAGCGAATAAGAACAAGCCGACTATCCTAGGTGCGGACGGTAAGGCCGTCGAGCAGCCGGATGTAGAGCCAAAGCAGGAAGACCTGCCGGATTGGAACATTGAGAACCTAGTGCGCTTCCGCCAGACTGTTGGCAAAGCCGCACGTGACTCGGTTCCGGGCAGCCCTGACCAGCGTGCGTTGAATGCCCTCCTATGGGATGGCTCAGCGAACGGCGGTGCAGGCGGTTCCGCAATCGACGACACGATCCAGAACATCGCGGAGAACTCGGACCATCCAGAGGCCGCGCAAGCTCTTGATGATTATCAGGCTCTCCGCAATAACTACCGCCAGCAGATCGGGCGCTACGATAACCCAATCATCAAGCGACTGATGGAGGGTAAGTCAGACGAAGCAGCCAGTGCGTTCCTTCGCTACAAAAGCGCCTCGGGCGCACCGAAGGGCGGTGCAAAGGACTTCAACCTAGACAACCTCCAGCAGATCATTGGACCTGAGGCTAGTCGTAACTTCGCCAAGGATGTGTTCAGCAACCTGCTACAGAAGACCTCGGACAACGGCCAATTCAACGCGGCCAAGTTCACCGGTCTATGGAACAAGCTCACTGATGAGACCAAGGAGAACTTCTTCGGAGCTAACGCACCGACGATTGGACCCAAGGACTACATGGAGAGTTTGGCAGGCGATGCTAAGACCGTGAAGAACCTTCAGCTACTCAACCGTGCCGGACTCATCGGCGGAGTTGGTGCAGCGGCGGGTACGATCTCACCGGTCGCGGGCGCGGGCCTCTCCACACTTCTGGCATTCGTTGCAGGGCATGAGGGCGGCGTAGGTGGCATCCAGCACGGTCGAGAACTCATAGACTTCGTTGCGAATCATCCTAAGACGTGGGCAGGATTCCGTGCAGCAGGTAAGCTTGCTGAGAAGGGTGATCTTGGTACAGCCGGTCCCGGCGCATTCGTGCGTGACGCGGGCACAGGTGCTAAGAACATCATCAAAGCGGGCGCTAACGCTGCAATAGCTCCGGGCGCACAGCAGCCTACTCTCAACGAACCGGTCCCTAGTGACAACAACGACTCAGCGCCGACGTACGGTGACCCTAAGGGGGCAACCCTACCACCGGCCCTAGAGAACGTGCAGCACGCCGTACAGCCCACCATAGTACAAGGTCAGGGCGGCACAGCGGTTGACGGTCGCGGTTCAGTCGCAGAAGTAGATCAGGGCGCTGGCAACAACACCATCCGCATCAACAACCAGCAGGCGTACGACGACAACAAGGCGTCTACGACCGCGCATGAACTAACGCACGTGTGGCAGAACAACCTCCCGCCTAGCATTCAGGCGAAGATTCCTGCCGATCCTCAGAACGGTTCCGCGTTCGATATCTCTGACGTTGACAGCCTGCGCAAGCAGGGCAAGACGATGACCGATATCCCACGTGAGAAGCAGGCTACGATTGTCCAGAAGTACACGCAGGGTGATGCCAAAACAAAGGCCCGCCTACAGCCGTGGCTCGACGACATCGAGAAGACACCTCTCTCCAGCAACAAGATGGAGACAGATGCCAAGGGCAACCTGAAGATCACGCCACGAGCACCCGGACTTCCACCTTCGTCGGTGGCCGGTATGCGCGGACTTGGCACGGACGACAAACCCAAGCCAAAGAAAAAGAGTAGCTAATGCTTAGACAAGACGATTACCTGAAGGGCCAGCTCGTATATCAGGGCTGGCTCTACGGTAAAGAATACGGCGGCCATCAGGTCTCGTGCATGATTATGTCGTGCTTGATGAACCGTGTGAAGTCCGGCTGGGGCAACATCCTCGACGTGATCGAGACCATGCCCAAGTACCTTGCAGATGCAGGGGACGCTGGCCGACCACTAGAGAAGCCACAAATCTGGGAACCGGGGTTCATCCATCTGCTTCACGATGTAGAAGCGATCTTCGATCAAACGATGGATCACGCAAAAGGCGCTATGTACTGGGCTGACCTTCGCCGCGTGAACACGCCGTTCTTCCTGAATAAGATTCTGGCAGACAAGGAGAGCCACCCTCGCGTATGCGAGAGCAATTCCTTCGCCTGCTTCAAGTGAGGACGTATGGCTTTCAAATTCATTCCATCCCTAGTGGGGAAGCTGGAGAAGTACGAAAAGTACTTGCCGCCTCCTCTACGCGAGGTTCTGTCTGAACCCGATGGGTCCGGCTCCTATAGCCGTACATCCGGGTTTCTCATCATCGTTGCCGTCATCCTCTGGGGCAGCTATCTCGTCATCCATAACCACGCTATGCCCGATCTTGCGGGCGCAGCAGCACTAGTGGGCAGCGCGCAGGCCGCTTACGGTGTCAACAAGGTAATGAACAAGAAGAACGACGGAGGCCCAGATGCAACTACCCCTTGACTCCCATAACGTCAGCAACGCGATTCAATTCGTGAACTGGCTGGCAACTGAATGGAAGTCTATTGCGTTCGTCGTAGCTGTCATCATCACGACCTATAAAGGATTCGACTGGGTGAAGCAAATACGAACGAAAGACCTAGCAGAGTTGCACACAAGTGTGGGATACGTCAACAGCGGTATCACATCCCTCGGAGCAAAAATCGACAACCTAAGTGAGAAGCTGGAGACAAAGCTCGACTCACAGACATCAGCGGTAGTCTCGGAGCTAAAGGAAATGCGAGGGGACTTCCGAACCTTCTACATTTCACCAGTGGCCCAGATGATGCCAGCCCGCTCCAAGCCAGCACGCAAAGTCACTAAGCGACCTGTCAAAAAGAAGATCACCAAGGTGGACTTGACACTGGACGCGGAATAGGGTACACTATTCACAATGGCTAAGCAAGACAAATCTACCACAGGAGGAAGATGACCGGAGCACAGAAGGACATTACAAGAGACCTAAAGCGAGTGGCCGCAGCGCATGGCGGGGCAAGCAGATCGGTCTACCTCGAACACGGACAATACAGCGAACGTCAAATTCGAAATGTGTTTGGATCGTACGGGGCAGCATTACAGGCGGCTGGCGTATTGGTTACGCCTTCCGGCCCGAAGCCAAAGGAGAGCAAGGGTGATTCGAATCAACCACAAGATAAGAGTCAGTTAGTCGAGAGCGTAGAGTACGCCGACGACAAGATGAAGATCGTCAAGAAGTCCGAGAAGAACATTCGAACCCTCGAAGAGCTTCTGGATGTCTGTAATGTCGATCTGGACATCTGGGAAGTGGAACGCTGGAAGTGCAACCAGTGGGCGATGGCCGGGTTCCCCAAGACCGTAGGCTCTAGCCGACACTGGCACCGCGAGTCCACGGCCCCCATCATCACCCCCGTCTGGCAAGTACAGGCGACCTTCAAGCCAAAGAAGAACGGCAAAGAGGTACGCGAAGAGATTGAGGAGCTGAAGGCTGAGCTGAAAAGCAGAGCCAGCTTCGTACCGCGCTACACCAAGCAGCGCGTACACGGTACAGGCAACATTCTCGAACTGCTTATCCCCGACCTCCATGCAGGCAAGCTTGCGTGGTCGAAGGAGACTGGGTACGCGGACTACGACCTGAACATCTCCATCGAGACCTACCGTCGCGCACTGGACTCGCTCCTAGCGCAGGCGTCACTGTACAGCTTTGACAAGATCGTTCTGGGCGTCGGCAACGACCTGCTTCAGACCGACAACATTCAGGGCACCACATACAGCGGAACCAAGGTGGACACCGACAGCCGTTACCACAAGGTCTACAAGACTGTGCGTAAGATGCTGGTGGAGACAATCGAGAAGCTTCGTCGTATCGCGCCGGTCGAGGTAAAGCTCATCCCCGGCAACCACGATACGTTGAGCACCTTCACGATGGGTGATTCGCTTGAGTGTCGCTTCTATGACTACGAGGACGTTATCGTAGACAACGAACCGACCAAGGCGAAGACAGTCGAGTGGGGTGAGTGCTTCATCGTTCTCGTCCACGGGCACGAAGGTAAGCAGGCCGACTACGGCATGTGGCTTGCATCGAAGTGGCCTAAGGAGTTCGGTCGCACTAAGTTCCGCGAGATTCACGTGGGTCACAAGCACAAGACGGCATTGGATGAGAAGTTCGGCGTACGTGTACGCACCTTCTCCGCACTCTGCCCGCCTGACGCATGGCACTCTGACAACACCTTTACCGGCAACCTGCGAGTCGCAGAAGCCTTGGTCTGGAACAAAGACCGTGGTCTGGTGGCTCAATTTTATCACACAGAGATCGACTGATGGGAATCTTCAGGAGACTATTTCGCAAACCTAGGTACACGTTCTCTTCTGTCCAAAGCTTCAAGATGCTGACACAGGCACAGATGCTAATCAATAATGGTAGGGAGAGCGAGGCGCGATTGGTAATTCTTAGTGGACAGGAAAAGTTCCCTAAGGATGCGATCTGGTTCACGTGGAAAAACCTTTGACATCCACGGCCCTCTGGTGTACAGTAACACTAGAGGGCACTATGTCTGAACCTTTCGTGGTAGATGAAGAACTCGTACGGCAAGATCAGGTGGGAGACATCATCACCCACACAGACGGCACACGCTGGATAGTGACAAAGAGAACCGCCCGTAACATGGTGGTTGTCCAATATCACTGGTACAATGCGGCAGTCGATTGGATCGTTGGTAAGACCAAGGAGCTGTTCAGTGCCAAAGATAAAAATAGTAGAGCCTAGCTCAGTTCTTGCGAACTACGAGCTTGGAGACGTGTTCATGGTCGCGGGCGACAAGCGCCTGTGGCAGTTGATACACCGTGACCCGTGGAAAGCTTACGTGCAGAAGATCACGTTCTGGGACGAGCTGAAGCACTGGTTCAAGAAACGAAAAGCGAGGAGACGCTTTGCAAGCGAACAATCTAAGTCTGGTAGGAAGCTGCCTGCCCTACACGGCAGCACAATCGAAGGCTACAACGACAAATCCGAAAGACCTTCAGGGCAGTAAGAAAGTCCCGCTGGGCCAAGTGTGCCCGGTAGCGATGGCGCACGAAGCTTGTGCAATGCTCGACGGTGACCTGAAGTACGGGTACCGCAACTGGCGAGAGAAGAACGTAGTCGCCAATATCTACATCCACGCAGCTCTACGACACCTTCAGAGCTGGGCTGAAAAGCAAGAGGTAGCAGAAGACTCTGGTGTGCATCACCTCGGCCATGCCCGTGCGTGCCTCGGTATCCTATTGGACGCTCAGGCCAACGGCAACCTGATCGACGACCGCGCAGCCGGTGTGTTCCCTGAGGTGGCACACCAACTCGAAGACTGGGTGACTAAGCGCGTAGCGAAGCACACACTGGAGCAGGCGGCCAAGGCGCAAGCGGCGGCTCGTGACCAGTTCACCTTGCAGTCCGACACCTTGAATCAACAGGTCGGCATGGGCTATATCAACAACGCAGCACAGGGGAACAGCTAGATGCCGAGAGACGAGAAGGGGCGCTTCGTGAATAGCGAAGACGGAGAAATCTACGGAACGTACATTGATGAGAAAGGATACCCGCGCATCAGCGCAGGCCCGCATCGGGGCGTACGTGTCCACACTCTTGTCGCAGAAGCAATGCTGGGCCGGAAGCTCAGGCAGGGCGAGGACGTACATCACAAGGACGAGAACAAGCTCGACTGTGCATGGACGAACCTAGAAGTAATCGACCACGTGGCGCATGGCAAAGTAAGCTCAGCCAGCTACCAGAAGTCGAGGGAGAAGTTCTAATGGACTCAATGAAGCAGGGCAACAAAGGCGCAGACTGTAATGTCCTTCAGGAGTTCTTCGACGCCAAGCCAGCAGACGGAAAGTTCAACCCCGTCACCCCGGTCAGTCAATTCAATCCCGTGACTGTCCCAAGCAAATTCAATCCCGTGAAGCCAGAGAGTCAATTCAACCCTCTCGCTCCGCCTAGCCGATTCAATCCCATCCCGAGTTGCGAGTGAGTCCAATGAACTTCACACCACTCGGAGACCCGAACTTCAAGCCCGTACTTGTTGAGACGTTTCGTGGGCCAAGGGAGATGGAACAGCGTCTCAATACGCTGGCCCTAGACCCAACCAATCGATATAGCCTTGAGGGATTCTCAATCTCCAACGGGTTGTACGTGGTGATCCTTATCTGGACACCAGAAGAATAGACGACGACGCAGCTACCCCTCCTTCGGGAGGGGCCTTTTTCCGTCTAGGAGGAGTGATGCACAAAACCGCATTTATCGAAGGAGTGTACCGCTATTCCCTCACACGTGAGTGGGATGCGTCTTTGCCTGTCTTATACTGGGTAATGCTCAATCCATCGACCGCCGATGCTATGAATGACGATGCCACCATCAAAAAGTGTATTGGCTTCGCAAGGCTCAATGGTTACGGAGCTATTATGGTAGTCAACCTATTTGCCTACCGCGCTACCGACCCAATAGAATTGACCAGTACTCCATCGGATGTGGTTGGGGCGCTCAACAATGGTGTCATCGAATCCATCCCCGTAGGTGCCGATGTGGTATGTGCGTGGGGTTCGTTTATTCACACCAAACCTTCCCTACGGTATAGGGGCAGAGAGGTCATGCGAATTATCAAGGGTCGCAACCTTCTCTGTGTCCGTAGAACCGAAGACAGACCGTGGCACCCGCTCTATGTCAAGTACGGAGCGTTCCTTGACTTCAATGATGTTTTGAAAGAGGAGTAATGTATGTCAGCACCAACCCAAACGACAACCCCGGCTGCACCAGCAGTCCCGGTGGTCCCTGTGGCAACGACTGTTGCTACGACGAAGACGTGGCTTCAGAATCACGAACGCCTTATCCTCGTAGTCCTCGTGCTTTCCTTTCTCGTCTTCGGAGTGAGCAAGTACTTCGACCGCGAGGCCACCAAAGATCAGGCCGCCGCTAGTCTCGCGCAACAGCAACTCGCCGTTGCATCCGAGAACAGCAAAGCCCTCGCCGCTCAGGTAGCAGGCCAGACGGCGCAGTATCAGGCGCTTGTGATTCAACTCACACAGCAGAACGCTCAGCTAACTCAGCAGGTCAACACCCGCACGGTCGTGCTACAGCAGCAAGTAGCCACCGATAAGAATCTCCCCTTGCCGCTTCTTGGCAATCGATGGGCGACTCTTATTCAGGCAGCACCGGGCGACTTGACTGCCACAACCGCAGGGGTCACCGTATCGCCTCAGGCGGCGTTGGCCACTGTTACCCAACTCGAATCTGTACCCGTGCTCTCGAAGAACCTAACTGACACGCAGACAGAGAACACCAACTTGAACGCAGAGCTTACATCCTCTGACGATCTGACAACCGGCCTGAAGTCTCAGGTCACAGCTTTGAACACTCAACTGGGAGACCAGACGAAAGCATGTAAGGCCGAAGTAGCCTCGGTAAAGGCTTCAGCTCGACGTGGAAAACTCAAGGCATTCCTGTTCGGAGCTGGCGTAGGAGTTGGCGTAACCCTAGGGATCGTCGTCCACGCTTTGTTGTAAGGAGCAATAATTGAATAGCGTAATGAATACGTTCCAACTGACGATCATGCTTCAGAAGTATGCTGAGACAAAGATCGACGGTTCGAAGGAAACGTGGCCAGAGATAGCATACAGAGTCGCGTACCACGTGCTCAGCGCGGTCGGAGCATCTGAAGAGACCATCCGGCGCACAGCCCAACTCATCACTGAAATGAAGTTCATCCCCGGAGGCCGGTACCTCTACGCCTCGGGCAAGCCCTTCCATCAGACTCAAAACTGCCTGCTCATGCGCGTGCTCGATAGCCGCGAAGGGTGGGCAGATCATTTGCACAAGCACGCAATGGGCCTCAGTACCGGCGCGGGCCTAGGCACCAACTACTCACTCATCAGACCCGAAGGCTCTCCTATCGGGCGCACAGGCGGCGTGGCCAGCGGGCCATTAGCCCTGATGCAGATGACCAACGAATGCGGTCGCGGTCTCAAGCAGGGCGGCTCACGCCGTTCGGCGCTATGGGCCGGACTCAACTGGTCTCACAAGGACATCTTCAAGTTCATCGCCATGAAGGACTGGACGCCTGAGGTACGAGCGATGAAGCTCAAGGACTTCAACTTCCCGGCGACGATGGATGGCACCAACATCTCCGTCTGTCTGGATGACGAGTTCTTCCTAGCTTACGCGGACGAGAATAACGAATGCCACCTCTGGGCACAGGATGTGTACTGGCAGACGGTCGAACGTATGCTCCGTACCGCCGAACCCGGCTTCTCCGTTGACACTGGGAAGAACGCTGGCGAAGACCTACGCAACGCCTGTACCGAAGTCACCTCGGCTGACGATTCTGACATCTGCAACCTTGGCTCGATCAACATGGCCAACATCGCAAATGTCGGAGAGATGGTAGAGGTCACCCTCCTAGGAACCCATTTCTTGCTGGCTGGCAGCGTCTACAGCGACCTGCCGTACGATAAGGTGGGGGAAGTACGCTCCAAGAATCGTCGGCTCGGCCTAGGGCTTATGGGGCTTCACGAGTGGATGCTCAAGAAAGGACTACCGTATGGACCCTCAGTCGAACTCGAAGATTACCTGCGAGTCTACGCGCAGTCAACTGAAATGGCTGCGCGCCAAGCAGACATCTGGGGCATTAGCCGACCTGTCAAGACACGTGCGATTGCACCCACAGGAACCATTGGTATCCTTGCGGGAACTACGACTGGCATCGAGCCTCTGTTCTGTGCCGCGTACAAACGTCGATACGTCGATGCAAACGTCTGGAAGTATCAGTACGTCCTAGACCCTGTGGCGAAGCGACTCGTCGAATCCGGCGAGGTTGATCCCGACGCCATTGAGGACGCTTACACACTGGCTCAGGAACCGGAGCGCCGTATCGCCTTCCAAGCATGGCTCCAGCAGTATGTGGATCACGCCATCAGCTCAACCCTCAACCTCCCCGAGTGGGGAACTAAGTACAACAACGCCGACACGGTGAAGCCGTTCGGTGACATGCTCATGAAGCATCTGCCGTTCCTGAGGGGCATGACAGTCTACCCTGACGGCGCACGCGGCGGCCAGCCTCTCACAGCAGTCAAGTGGGCGACGGCCATGAAGCACAAGGACGAGATATTCGTGGAAGCTATGGATATCTGTGAGCTGGGTAAAGGAGGTACGTGTGGGTCATGATTTTGATATAGTCCGAGACTAAGACAACCCAGCGGGCATCCTTCACGTCTTACTTGACAGGGAGGATGCCCCATGCTGAAGGACATCGCACTATCAGTAATTATGCTGGCTGGACAGCAGCACACACATCGTCATCAGCCAGATCACTTCCACGTAGCTCCGACTAGATACTGCCACCGCCCACCCACCAGACCAATCAACCTGTACAGAAGACTTTGACACGAAGAAGCCCCCATCAGACTAATCATCTGGTGGGGGCCTTTTTTATTTGATCTCCACCGGCTCTCGCTCGTTGTGGAAGTCATACTTGTGAACCTCGAAGTGGAGCTTGCCTACAACCACCAGCTTCAGGCGCTTGTAGAACTTGTGCCCTTGATTGGCCGGGATGCCAAAGCTCCAGAGCAGACGCCTAGCGATCCACTCCCGATTGGTCATCCTATCTGGTAATCCTAACGTCATCTCGTTCTGTCTCCATTCCAAGGTACCACCGCCTCAGGTCTCTGTCAAGCTCTTCATCGGTGTAGGTGTTGTCGTAGACGTGCCGGGTTAGATCGACACGAGGGTAACGCCGGAAGAGCTGGTTGAAGGTCTCGGGCGTCAGGTGTACGAGAAAGTCCTCCGGGTAGAACTCGGCGTGCTTGGTCCACCAGCCGATCTCCTTCGTCCACCAGTCCCGGTTGGCCTTCCCATAGAAGAGACGCTGCGCCAATTCAAGCTCTAAAGGGTGGACGTAGAATACCTCCCCATGCGTCTCGAAGGCGTATAGGGCCTCCTGTGCGGTCGTTTTCGACATACAATCCGCCATCCACGGTGCTTTGACCTTGCGGGACGCGTGCTCCCCTAACGGCGAGGAGCACTTCTCCCACTCAAGGTAGATGTCGCAGGCGGCTAGGAACTTGGCGCTAAGCTTCAAGCTGCTCTCCGCTCAGGGTGCCCCTCTGCGCAGCGGAGATGGTCTTGTAGCCCTCGCGGTAGTAGACACAGCTCCAGTTCTGGTAGTAACGCCGCGACCAGTTCTTAGGGCCTTCCCGGTGGAAGACCCATCCTTCTTCGATTCGATACTCAGGCACGGTGACCTTTCACGAGGTAGATGTGCGCTCCCTCGGCTATGATGCAGGCTGCAACACAAATGACCACCGTCTGAGGACTCACGAGGAGTGCCGCCAGAACAATGGCCACAACGATACAGACTATGCGTGTGAATGACATTTGAGCCTCTTAGAACCCGTAGGACTCTAGCTGCTCCGCTAGATCGGTGAGTGCTTCGCTAAGGACAGAAGCCACGGCCTCGAACTCTCGATGACCGTGGAATAGGTTGACTTCAAATTGTCCGGTAGTTGTGTTGTACCGGATTGTGATCTCGTTCTCCAATCGCCCTCCTAGGCGTTCGGGTTACCTTCAAACTCTTCTGACTCAGCCTCGCGTCGGTTCTCAAGGCCACGGTTTACTTGTCCCTTCACGAACACCCAGCGTTTGAACTGGGCATCAGCCTCGACGTAATCCTTACGGTTCAGCGCCTTCAGCATCTCGGAAGTTCGAAAAGCAGTTACTCCTATGTTGTACACGAAATCGACCAGAGCGTCAAACTGTAATTGCGTAAGCGGTACGTTGACGTAATCGTTGACTGCGTTCTGGGCCACTAGGGTATCGTGGTTGAGCCAGTTCTCCGCCTGTTCCTTCGTACAGACCTGACCGGGGTAGACATCCTGCCCAGTGTGTCCGTACCCAATGCTCCAGACCTTACCTTGGTCCTGATACGCTACGAGCTTCAGTGCCTCGCGTCGTTCTGTTGCGTACAACCCCTGAGGGTCGTAGGTCATTCTAATGTTCATGATTCTCCTTTACTACGCCGTCTCCATCTTCACGATCCGGCTCGTCCGTATAAGGCGCGTGCCGAACTCAAGGCCGGGTGACAGCAGCGTCAGGGTACCGTCCTCTATGGAGTACTCGTCGAACGTACCGTGTATCGTGCGCAGACTCTCAGAGTGCGAGGCCTCCTTCAGCCGGTGCCACGTCTTCGCTTCTTCGTTGATCGTGTAGACCGATCCGTTCTCTGTAGTGAGTGTGAATGTCATGCGATCTCCAGTTCGAACGAGAATGGCTTAGGTGTGGTGCCGGGGAACTTGGCGTCATGTGTTGCGATCCACGCGATTGCGGAGCTGGGAAGGTTGTATGACTTGCCCTTTTTCAGTCCCGTGCTCTCACCGTAATCTCCGATGTAGATTGTCTTGTAGTCTACGAGAACGTAGGCGTTATCACCTAGGGCCTCCGTGACTGCCAGAGCAATGGGACAGTAACCCATAGAGGTGTCGCCCGCGTCGATGTGCTTCTGCGTGATGTTGAACGTCATTTGACCTCTTTCTCTATGCCAGCGAACGCTATGAGGACGCCTCGTGGTTGGGATCGTTCGTCGCCGCAACCTTCTCTTCAGGGGTGCAGTAGCAAACGCCGTCGTTGTACTGACGCCACGGGCAGAGAGTGTCCTTGACCCAGAAGCCCCAGCTCCGTTCCTTCACACCAGTCTTGACAAGCGTCCACGCCTGCCCACCCTTTTCAAGGATGACACGGTGCTTCCACGTTGCCGGTCGGCGGAGGATGCTCAAGGCAGGGTAGAACTTGCGCTCTCGCCAGTCGCCTTCATCAGGCCCCCACGATGGGTAACGGGTCTCACCGATCTCCCAGTCCTTGTCGTCCTTCGCGTCCCACGGTGTCTCCTCCCAGTACCCTTTGGTCAGGATGAGACTGGTGAACGGCCACGGATGGTCGTGCATGTGTGGGTCTTCGTCCCCGCGATAGAACTTGTGCAGGTAGAGGCGCGGTACCAGTTTGTTGTCCTCGGTGGGACCGGTGCGCGGGTAGATATAGAACCGTCTCAGGTAGATGTCGGTCGTGCCATCGCGGAAGATGTCAACGTACTTGAACATCTTCACGAGGAAGAACTCCGGGCCTTCTTGGTACCAGCGCCGAAAGAAGTCTCGGACGGTCAGTATCGAATACGCCGCCACGAAAGAGAACGCCAAGTAAACGAGCGCCGTCCAGATGAAGACTAGCATCGAGGGTAACCATCCGTGCTATGGATGCTCTGCTCAGCAAGGCAAGCTTCCACTCTTCCGAGTGTCGCCTTCAATGCTTCAGCCAGCAACTCCATCACGCCTTTATCGCGGCGGCAGAAGTTCTCCACGCGACCGTTGATGACGCTCCCGTAAGTCTTGCCCTTGTGGGCTTCGAGCAGAGCTACGTCGTAGTTGTCGTTTACCATGTCACCGGTTGTGTCATTGGCGATATGGATCAGTCCCAGCTTGTACGGCTGTGCTCCGTTACCGGGGATCATGTTGATGGCTACTTCGACCATTACGCCTCCGTGTTACCTAATCTGTTCCTCACCGTTGTCACAGTGATAGATCGTTTGATCCGCAGTCCACCCTCCGCCCTTGGCGGTGTAGACGTACTGACCAGCCTTGGTGCCGACCGATACGCAGTGGTGATCGGTGGCGTACTTCTGCCACTGCTGGTTCTCATAGACCACCGCGAACAGAGCAAATGCCAAGATTGCGATGGACCCAAAGACCACTAGAAACTTCTGTGCTGCATAACTCATACCGCCTCCGGGTCAGAATAGTAGTGAGTGCCCGGATTCCCATCAGCGTCCATGTCCCCATAGCAGGGGTCTTCACTGTAGCACGCGATGCAGTCTCCGCATAGTTCGCAGAATACCTCACCGCATTTGATGGTTACCGGTTCACTCATTGCGCGTCTGCTTCCTGCTGGGCCTGTATAGCCTTAGCAATTTCCTTCTTGATCTTCTCCACTGTATCAGGATTGTCCCGAAGTGTCAACACCGTTTTGTCGAGACCCTGACCTAGCTGCTCTCCGTTGAAGCTCAGCCAGCTCGTACCAGTGATGACGCCGCAGTCCTTGGCAAATTTTACCATGTCTGCGAACTTGTCGATACCCTTACCGTAGATGAGGTTCACTTCAGTCTGGCGGAACGGCGCACCGGCTTTATTCTTCACGGCTTTGATCTTGGTCTTTACACCGATCTCCACGCCGCCGCTCGTGATCTTTGACCCATCCCCACCCAGACGACGAACGTCGAGGCGTACAGAGGCGTAGAAGGGCAACGCCTTGCCTCCTGTAGTGGTCTCAGGACTGCCGAACATCACACCGATCTTCTCACGAATCTGGTTGATGAAGATGATGGTCACGTTGTTACGAGCGCACGCGCCCCGCAGCTTACGCATAGCCTGTGACATCAGTCGGGCCTGTAGGCCCATGTGACTGTCGCCCATCTCACCATCAAGCTCAGCCTGAGGTGTGAGCGCGGCCACTGAGTCTACCACGACGATATCAACCGCTCCAGATAGCGCAAGTGCTTCCGCAGTTTCGAGAGCCTGTTCCCCTGAGTCGGGCTGAGAGACCATGAGTTCTTTGACGTTGACTCCCAACGCCTGAGCGTAGTTCGGATCGAGAGCGTGCTCCGCATCCACGAACGCTGCAATTCCCCCCTGTGCTTGTACATCGGCAATGATCTCCAGAGTGATGGTAGTCTTACCGGCTGACGGAGGCCCGAAGATTTCGATGATGCGGCCCTTAGGTACGCCGCCGCACCCGATGACTCCGTAGTCCACCGACATCATGCCGGTAGAGAAGCTGGGCATTGGTACACCCAGCTTTTTGTCTAGGCGCACGAGAGACGTGGTGACCTTGTTCTCATCCGTGCTGAACTGCTTGTTGAGTGTTACCGCTACTGCGTCCAGCATGGCGAAGCGTTCCTTCTTGCTTAGCCCCTTAGCTGCCGCTGGCGGTGGTACCGAAGAGGTCGCCTTGGGTGACGGTTTCGCCGTGCCTAATACTCCCTTCAGTTGGTTGAGTGCTCCCATTGTTCTTTTCCTTTGCCTCCAGTGCCATCTTCAGCTTGGCCACACTGCCCATGAACCGAAGGAACCTCTGGAGAAACTTCCTGCCCTTGAGCGCGATAATCATATCGTCGCCGCCCTTGGCGTGTGCATCCTCGACGGCTTGGGTAAACTCACCATGCACGTTGAAGAACGCGAACCAGCAAGCCTCGCAGTTCGAGTGACGCGGCTCTCGCTGAGCGATGAACTTGTGCCCACACATCGGAACAGTCTGATGCTTGTGGGTGAAGTTCTTCAGGTTGAGCTTCCCGGCCTCGGCCCGCGTGTACTGCTTCGGCGTGGGGATGAACCGTACCTCCTCAGGAGCTTCAGTCATTGCCCAGAGCCTCCTCCGCGAAGATAGCGTTACGCTCCCGCTGGAGTAACACAGGGTCAGTAAGCCCGAACTTCTGCTCCAGAGCAAACTTCTCTGGGTTGGTGATGTCTTCACCGTTGATCTCGTACCGGAGCTGCCTGCGAAGCTCAGAGACTAAGGGCTGGTTGTCCTGCTCGACTAGTGTTGCTGCTGCCATTGCGTTTCATCCTCTCTTGTGCGCGAACCGACTCTCGTCGGACGCCGTTGAAGTACTTTGAGACGGGTGAGATTTTGCGGAGACGGAAAAGCTTTCCGACCTTCTGCTCAATTCTCATGCGCTCCTTCGGGGTGAAGACGTTGCCGTACTCGGAGATGTAGGTATCAGTGAACCTAACCTGTTCGTCCTTCGTAAGCACATCCGTGATGCATCTGTCAACGTCGCAGTAGAAGTCCTGAACATTAGGCTGGCCCGGTGTCTTTGTGGCCTTGCCCATGTCGAACTCGTTGTTGGCTACTCGGATCGAGCTGCGCCGTTGAAGCTTCTGGTAGTTGCCTAGTGACGGCTCAAGCGCATAGGGATCACCCATGACATCATCAAATGCGTTCTTGTTGAACCGAAACTCCTCGTTGTACTTCTCAATTCCTGACTGCTTTGGTCGCTCGTCCCTTGCTGCCACTACGTCCTTTCGTCTTCTTTTTGCGGGGTGTAATCCCACACAGCTTGTTTCGTTTATCCGATCCTACTCGGCCCGGATGACTATGCCTTGGCGTACCCAGTACGGCGGTGGCCGGTGGCGATGTCACATACTCAGCAGCGGAGCGAACCAACACATCATCGTCTTGGAACTTGCCCAGCTTCTTGTTGCACAACCAGCATAGGAGTCCTCGGATCAACCCGGTCTTGTGATCGTGATCGACCGCGAAGCCCTTGCTGAAGTCTGATTCAGGGCGGCGGCACATGGCACACTTCCCGCCCTGATGATTCCAGATTCGTTTGTACTCTGCCAGAGTGATGCAGTAGTGCTTCTGGAGGTAGGTATCCTTCGCCCTCTCTCGGGCAGTGTACGCTTTCATTAGAAGACCACATCTCCCATCGGTACTTCGCCGGTATAGTCCTTCTTGAGGACGATGCCCAGATTAGCCAACTGGTTTTCGTGACCCACGTTCTTGTTGGAGTCAGCCTTCATCTTTGCGATCTGGCCCTCGTTCTTCTCCATAAACGTACTGGTCTCCCCGTTGACGTGAAGCGTACAGTAGCCGCCACTCGAATAGCGTGATAGAGGCACGCCAGTAAGAACATCCTCACCGAAGGCAGCTTCCTGTTCCACATATCCGATCTTCTCGAAGTCGTCTGCACTAAGCTCTCCCAGCTTCGTACGGTGAAGGGTGATCGTGCAGTCGCAGTCCTTTGCGATCTGAGACGAACCATCCGTGTTATCCGATGAGACGATTGCCCCGGCCTTGATGCGGTTCGGCTGGAGAATGCGTACCAGCTTCACACCGTAGTCCTTGGCGATCTGACTCGTGATCTTCGATATCTGCGAGAGGTGCTGCGTTCTGTTGTCGTAGGGCGTTGAGTCTGCCAGACGATGAATGTTGTCGATACAAATCCACTTCGCACCATAGCGGCGGATCACGTCACGGATCAGACCGTAGATGTCCTCGACCGACTTGTACTTGGGATAGCAGAAGTACAGATCACCCTCACGTGCTGCTGTGATAGCCTGTACAGTTGACCTCGCTTCCATGAAGGCGGCCTTGAGAGCTTCACCCTCTTCCACCGACTTCGGAATGTTGTCAGCTACCTGCCCAAGATAAGAGACCCACTTGCGTGCCATACGAGCGCGAGTCATCTCCAAGCAGATAAAAACCCCGTCCTCGCCGTATGCTGAAACCATGTGGTCCATCAGATTCAAGGCGAACGTAGTCTTTCCGATCTTCTCCGGTGCTAGGATATCGATCACGTCCCCATCTTCGAACCCTACCAGCTTGTTCAGCGATGGCCATTGCGTCTTGTACTTTGGCTCTAATGTTGTCTTCCCCTCAAGTTCGTCGTAGAACTCCTGCATGGAGTCTTTAGAGGACGCTACACCGGCCACGTCGAAGAGCTGAGCTTCTTCCTTCAGCTTCTCGAATGCCTCAGGCGTTCCTCCGCCTTGTGTGAACCACTCGTTCAGGTCTTTGCCATTTCGCTGCTCACCCTTTTCGGTCGTAACCTGAAAGTCCGGCAGAATAATCTTCCAGCACTTCTCGATTCCAATGCGATTAGCGAGTTCCTGCGCAGCCTTCTGGCCCACCGCATCTTTGTCGTAGCAGACATAAACCTTGTCCAGTCTGTCGAGGGAATCGATCCACTCGGCCTTCTTGAAGTTTGCACCCGGCACGCCGCAGATGTTCTTTACGCCGTGGTCAATCGCGCAGATTACGTCCGGCTCACCCTCTACGAACGTCGCCTCAGTGAGATTCTGATCGTTGAGGATTTCACCATTGTACAACGGAACCGGCCATCCTGTTGGCGAACTGAACGCCTTGGGTACCAAGTTCTCAGACAGTGGCATCGTCGGCAGCGTTCGATAGTGGCAGAACACTGTGTTGCCGTTGACCATGTACGGGTACACGAGCGCCCGCACTTCACCTACACCTCGGAAGAACCTCTTCTCCACAAGGCCCAGCTTCATCTTCCCGATAACGTCCATCGAGAAGCCACGACCGTTGACCAGATAGTCCAGAGCAGCTTCGTCGGCCAGCAGTGCTTCGTGGCACGCTTCCGTATCCGGCAGCTCCTCTTGCTTCTTATTCTCCCCAGAACTACCCGAGTCCCTGCGGCTCTCGATGTTCGCCTGTACGATTCCTAAATGCTGCTTCAGTGTGTAAAGGTTACCACCCTTGCCACAGTGTACGCACCCATGCAGACCGTCCCTGTTTGTCTGCCCACTCCCGGCCCCATGAATCTCCATGCCTAAATGGAACCCGTCCTTCTTGCAATACGGGCATCTCTCGATTTCGATCTTGGGACTAGATACTTCTCTGTACTTCCAACCCTGACTGACCACAAGCTGCAT